CAATGAAACGGAGGCCATCAACAACTGCAAAGCCTCCGTTGGCATCCTGTCCGATGAAACCATTGTCAAGATGCACCCGTGGGTATCTGACCCAGAGCAGGAACTCAAACGCATCAAGGACGAAAAGGAGGAGGCTATGGCAGACCCCTACCGCGCCGCTTTTGAGCAAAACCGCAACCCTCAGCAACCCGGCACAGTAAAGGACGGTGAGGACGGTGGCAAGACAGAGTAACGCCGCATATTGGGCGCAGCGCATGAAAAATATGGAGGAGGCTCTGCTTGACCACTCCTACACCTATGTGGAAAACCTTGACCGCCAATTTGCCAACGCCGTGCAGGAGATTGAAAAGGATATTGCCGTTTGGTATCAACGCTTTGCGGATAACAATGACATTTCCCTTGCTGATGCTAAAAAGCTGCTCACCTCCGGCGAACTCAAAGAGCTGCAATGGACGGTGGACGAGTACATCAAGTTTGGCAAGGAAAACGCCCTTGACGGTGCCTGGATAAAGCAGCTTGAAAACGCAAGCGCCAAGGTACATATCTCCAGACTGGATGCCCTCAAGCTGCAAATCCAGCAGCAGGCAGAGATTTTGCACGCTCAAGTAGAGGCGGCAACGGAAAAAGCCGCCCGTGAGATTTATGAGGCGGGCTACTACCACACCGGCTTTGAGGTGCAAAGAGGCATTGGTCTTGGCTGGTCCCTTGCCGCCATTGATGAAAAGGTCATCTCCAAGGTGCTCTCAAGACCGTGGACGGCTGACGGGCAGACTTTCCGTGACCGCTGCTGGACGAACAAGCAAAGCCTTGTTAACACGGTCAACCAGGAAATCACCCGCATGGTCATCCGGGGCGAGGCACCGGACCGTGCAATCCGCACCATTTCCCAAAAGTTTGATGTGTCACGGCAGAAAGCCGGCCGGCTGGTGATGACGGAAAGCGCCTATTTCTCAAGCGCCGCCCAAAATGACTGCTATGGAGAGCTGGATGTTGAGGAATACAAAATTGTGGAAAGCCTTGACACCCACACCTGCGAACTGTGCGGCAGCATGGACGGCAAGGTGTTCAAGCGGTCTGAGTACGCTGTGGGGCTCACGGCTCCCCCGTTCCACCCTTGGTGCCGTGGCTGCACCTGCCCCCATTTTGCCGATATGGACGGCATTGGGGAACGCTATGCGAGGGATGCCGTCACAGGGGAACGCTTTAAGGTGCCCAAAGACATGACCTATGAGCAGTGGCGTGCCAAACAAAATGAGCTTTACGGCGCAGGCACGGTTGAAAAGCTCCGTGCCATGAGCTATAATGAAAGTGCCGACAAGGTGCAATTTGAGAACTACAAAAAGCGCCTTGGTGCCGATGCACCACGGTCTTTCAAGGATTTTCAGAATTTGAAATACAACAATAAGGTCAAGTATGATGAGTTGGCTGGTTTGTATTCCTATAAAGGCAGAGTGCCAGAGGCTACCAAAACAGACTATGCGAATTATAAAGCCGTAAAGGCAACCGGCGTGATTGGCACAGTGCGTGTGCCGCCGGAAAGCATTACTGTTGAGAGCCTTGCTTTTAATGATGCCCACGGCACCCGTCACGGCTGCACACTGGACGATGCAAAAAGCTATGTAAAAACAGCAAAGTGCACTGTGCGGCGTAAGCGTTGGGACGGCGTGAGCATCAACTGCTAC